GGCCAGAAGAAGCGGTAAACGGTTACATCACGCTTGATACCAATAACTACGTTATTTGGGAATGTCAAGTGGATATCACCGTGTGAACCAGTGTGTCCTGAATATGTACCAGCTTGTGTTTCTGGTAACAAAGGCACTTCAACAATTGGAATACCAAATGCGTATGGAGCTACATATCCAGCTGGGCCAGATAGAGGAGCTACATCTCCACGGATAATGCCAGAAGCGATATCCTGTGGGTTAGCAAAGTTTGTTGAATTGCTTGTTGCATATAAGTAATCTTGAATCAAGTTTGAACCTGACAAGAAGCGAAGGTCTGTACGACGTTGCTTGTACTTACGTGGGAGAGCCTTCAATGCAGAATTGAATACTGCACGAGAAATGTTATCTCCAGCGGCATCAACGACGTGTGCGTTTGCCTTTGCAAGTTTTACTGCACCATCAAATGCCTTATAAAGTGCATCTGATGTGAGAGATGTGTCTCCGTTAAGGATTACATCTTCAATATCATTACCTGCTTGTGTTGCCATCAAGCGGGCAATGTGATCTTCTAGATCTGGACCTTCAATATTGTCTTCTAGAGACTCAGTTGAAAGTTCCCAATCCAAACGAAGTTTCTTTGTTGAAAGAGAAATCTTTGAGAATGTAACGGCTGCGTTTGTTGCAGTGTTGTCAGCCTCAGTCGCAAGCTTCATAAGCTTTTCGCCTACGCCCATGCGATCAATTTCAGTTGTATCAGCCTTCATACGTACTGTACGGGCGACCTTACCAATTACGGTTGCGTCGAACATATAGTCGAGGAAACGTGCTGATTGTTCTGGATTAAGAAGACCGCCGTTACCATTTTCAGATCCGACGTGTATGCCATCTCCACCAGTTGTTGAAGCAAATGTACCAGTAACTGTTGTATCAGAAGCTACTGATTTTTCTAATAATTCATTGCTCATTATTTTTATTTCACCTACCCTTTATTTAAATAGTTCGTTTACGGAACCGAGGAAAGAACCGTTCCATTTTGATTTTTGTATTTTTACTTCCTGAGATCCGCCAAGATCCGAGGACTTCTTAATTGCAGTCTCTGATTCTACTGCATCGACACGCTTTTCTACACCATCAATCGTGTTCTTGATGTTCTCAACAGTTTTGCTGAGTTCTGAGTGTTGCTCTGCCAACTCTGAAATACGGCTTTCAACGCTCTTGCTGAAAGTATCTACAGTCTCACGGATTGTTGATACTTGTGCTGCTGTTGCGTCTGAAGCTTTACTTAGAGTCTCTGCGAAAAAGCCCTTAAGATCACCTAACATTTTTGCAAAATCAGGTTCATCAACGACGACTTCAGAGACGTCTGCTGCTTTTTCAACGGTTTCGGCAGAAGTATCGGCTACTACATCTTCTGTAACAGCTTTTTCAATTACTGCCTCTGCAGCTTTTGAAATTTCTACGGGAGCAGTTTCGTCAACTGCTACTGTTTCTGTGTTTTCTGACACTTCATTACCTCCTTCTGCGTTTGCCTGTTTTGCAATTATTTGTGTTTCAGGCAACGTTAATCTTGACTTCCTAAATGAAGCAAGAATCTTTTCTATTTCTTTTGCTTTATTAACATCATTAGATTCTATCCATCCAATTAATTCTGCTTGTTTTCCACTAATTGGAGAAACAAATGTTTGTTCGGTAGACATAAAAACTGAATCGCTATCTTCGCAATAAAAAATATTTTCTAATTTAGTTTCTGCTGCTATTCCTTTAAACATTAATTGTCCATTCATTTTTTGAATAGACAAAATATTACAAAGTTCATTTGCTGGTGAATCTACTACTGATAATTCCATTAATGCATAATCTTTAATAAATCTTACTGACTGTCCTGTGGCCTTATTAACCTCATTGTCAGACTCTATAATTTTACCGCCAATTGAAAATCCTGAAAGTGTACCGTCAAGAATTTTTTCCCATGTATCTTGTGCACCTTTTGAAATATATGCATCTACATATACTCCATTATAAAATTCTCCAGATTTTGGATCATAATATGTTTCTGGTTTAAATGAAACCATTTTGCCTACTGCTGTTGCTCCATGCATTTCACGTATATTGCCACGGAAACTTTCAAATGCTTTTATACTTGCATCTGCTGTAACCATGTCACCAGTTTGGTCAATATTGTCTAATGTCGCAAAG